CAAGTTTTATTTTATTTTTAATTCATACAGGTTCTCAAAATAGATTTCATTATCGCTTCCGTATACATGTACATTATTGTTAATAAGGATACCCTCGCCAAAATAAGAAATGTAGATTCTATCTCCAGACACACTCTTTCTAGAAACAACCCCAATCAAGCTTTTCTCTGGTGTACTGATACTGACGCACTTCACCAGCGATCCAACCTCTAGTTGGTCCATGTGCGTTATCTGCTTTTGGCCTCGATGTATTCTTCTGGTTCTTTTGGTTGTCATAATTGCTCCATTCTGTATTAGTATTCTAACTGGTTCTCTTTATCTTGTCAAGAAGAAAAACAAAAAAAGTAATCTACCAATAAGTAGGATATAAAATTTTATGTAAGTTGGCTAAAATGGTTCAGTTATGTAAAAAAAAATTGGCACACTTCTTGCAAGAGTTTAGAGCAGAAGCTTCTTTGGCCTTTCAGTTATGTAAAAAAAAATTGGCACACTTCTTGCAAGATCAGGTTTGTGAAGTTTCATAAAAAATTTGACAACTTTCATAAAATTGGCTATTCTACTAACGAGTAGATTAACCTTTAGAGAAGTAGGGTTCTCGACCATCAGTACCGAGATGGGTCATTTCATAATCGAATGCCAGAAAACGATTTCCGGTTTCAAAACAATAGACTTGATAATAATAGTGACCACTAGGCAAGCCGATGAATTCCGGCTGCGCTTCCGAGAGTATGACGCACAGCGTGTCATGGTGCACCAGCAATGTCCTTATGTATACTAGGCTACCAACTGCTATAATCATCGAGACCCCTCAACTGCTTAACTGTTCTCTCTGGGAGTCTGTCTGTGACTTTGACTCGCAAGTCCTCGTAGAACTCCATTTCACTAAAGACCACTCTATAAAGAAAAGTGGACTCAAAAGACATCGCCGTTTCTACAAAGCCTACATACTCTACCCATAGCGCACGTATCTTGGCGGTCAAGTACATGTAGCACCCAATGAGTTTATCAATATCTGTTGGTAGTTTTATCTCATAATACATCTTAAATCCTCAAAATAAAGAAAGGGGGAGGGGGGTAGGGTAGTAGGGGGGTAGGAGGTCATAATATTTGCACCATTCCTGATCCAACTAATCTGTCAAATGCATGCAAGCCTATTATTGTGATAGACCCATCAGAATAAATTATCTCGTAATTTACTCTCCAGTTGATTATTGATGATTCGGTATCCAATGCTCCACTTTGAATAACCCTTGTTATAACTCCGATTCTCCCCATATCTTTTATAAGAGTTCCTATGGGGAGGTATTTAACTTCCTCCACAACTCCATAATCCCCCTTATTCTTTTCCTGTTAAAATTAGATAGTCTCTCAATGAAAACTACATTCTCCTCAAGGTGAGGAAAAGGCGAAAGCCCATACATCCCTATCTTGACTGCATTAAGCACTCCGACAACTCTTCCGGAATTGTCAAATACGATTGACCCAGATGAACCAGGAACAGCAAAGGACTGCATAATTGCAAAGCCTATTCCACTGTGTGATATCATACCGGTAAATAAAGTCTTTGGCAAGTCAGAAGGATAGCCAGTGTAGTTTACACTCAATCCTAAAATATCTTGCTTCCTGTTAGTCTTATAATCAACTGCTTTTATATTTACTAGTTTTCTATTTGGCACCAAGAAAGCAATATCATAATATCTATCTACATGGACTGTTTCAAGATATACTATCTCATCTCCATCATAAATAAAAAAAGCAGAACCGCCTTGAATAACGTGTCCTGCTGTAATGATAAACCTTTCTTTTCCTATCTTAAAATAGTTGCCCGATCCGTGTCCAGTGATTAAACCATCCTCCATGGCTGTTATTTTCACCGAAGATTTGTTGCCGCGATCATAATTTACATATCTCACGGCTTTCGTCTGCTCCATTCCGATAACTGTTCGGTTGCGATCAGCTTCGTAGGTTAGCAAGCATGATAATAAAAATATCATAAAAAACCCTCCCCCTTAAGTAATTAGAGGGTGGTTTCCTCAATCTCTATGTTCGGCTGTAATCATCTTCTAATCTTACCACATCATCAATCTCTGGCGTTGAAACCTCAGCTAGAGTAACTGACATGTTATCTGGTGCTGAGAATCTATGGATTGTTCCCGGCCTAATCCTATAGCGATCTCCTTCGCATAAGAGAGTAGAAAAAGATTCGTGTTCTTTTGAATCAGGTTTGCCAATTTCTAAGATTAAAGTGCCTTCCAACACATAAATTGTTTCATCTTTTTGTACATGATATTGTCTAGAAAGTCTTTGTCCTTTTTCAATGTACAATATTTTTCCTAAATATTTTTCTGTTATTGCAAATCTAATCTCGTGTCCCCACGGTTTTATTGTTTTAAGCTTATTCATTTGTTTTCCTTTTCTATATATTCTGATAGGCATTCGTACATTTTGTCAAAGTATTCTTCGCTATCAATTACAATGCCCTCAATTAACATAAACTTATAGCCAAGATGCCATGCGTTTAATTCTTCTTGTACAACGTTTTGGGTTTTACTGTTGTCTAAAATGTGCCCGACTTCATGTGCTAAAGCAATTAATCTCTCAATGCTTGGCAAACTACTATCAATATTAATTTCTCCAATAATATCATCATAGTATGCATAGGGAACAAAGCAGCAATCATCACATTCTAAATACACAAAACAATATAACTCTCGCTCTATTGTTTCAACTAGTCCGTACAGTATCCTCTCCACCATCTCTTCGTCTGAAGTACATGATAGTATCGTCGCACCCTCCGATAAGTTTTCCTCCATCTTTCTCTCCTTCTTTAAGTTGTAAAACAATTGGAACAGTTCTCCATTTATACCGTTCCATAATCTCTTTCAAATTATTATCTACATTATAACACAAAATATAGATGAACTTCTCGTTTCTTTCTTTCATGAATTTAAGTAGCTTTGTGCAAAAGCCACAACCCTCTCGTGCGTAAATTAAATATGTATACATGGTTATCCCTTCAAGAGTTGTTTTTTGTTTTGAAGGCTACGCCTTATTTTTTGCTCTATTAAGTGCGGATCTCCAACAACTGTAAATTCTTCTTGATGACCAGAGTTTTCCAATCTAAGCTTGGTGAATCCAGTTGAGCGGTTAAGATCAAAAGAGATCATACCTTCCATTAGATACTTCTTCATCTTATCATCTTCATAGAAATATGAGATCTGGTTTGGGTTCACAAATATTTCTTTCAGAAAAAAGTCATTGTTATTTTTGGTGATACTTGTCAATCTAATTAACATGTTTTTTCTCCGATGATTGGTTGAACATCTTTGTTATTGACAGACCAATAGCCATTATCTAGATAGACTTTAATCATAAGGGCCTTTTCATGTTTGACAAAGATTCCAATCTTTGGTGATTTAGTATACATGTATTTTTCAATGATCGCTAATTCACGGGGATCTCCTTTGACAAGACATGTGTCTGCTGGTATACGGATCAAATCTCCTTTCCTTAGCATCATAATTCTCCCAGTTCTTTTTCTAATTCTAATCTCTTCTTCTCTTTTTGTTCTTCTTGGGCTTTCAACTGCTCTGCTTCGATATCATCAATCTGTTGTTGTTTGGCGCTAAAAAACCCGCCCATGATCATAAGATTATCATTTAGTCGTGAGTCTGTCTTAACCAAAAGGTCACGACATTTTTCAATTGTAGAGCCAAACGTTTCGCGATCAACAGAAAAATCCATAAGATCATCTACTAAATCAGATAGCAATTGGGCTATCATTTGTGCATCTCCGGCACATTCATCTAACATTCTTGCTGTTTCGCTAGGAACTTTGTTTAATTCCACAGCATAAGAAATTCGTACTTTCATATTACCTCCATTGTATATTATAATATAACCTGTTGTACACAAGTTGTCAAGTACTAAATTGACATTATTAATTTATAAAGGGTTGTTGTCACTAAACCAACTAGTGTCATGATAACTGCCCATTGAATTTTCGATTGAGACTGTTGCCACAGTTCTAATGCTCTTAACCTTGCATACAAACCTTGATCTGGATTATACACCGCTTCTTTGATCTTCTTAACATCCTCAACCATCTCTTCTTGTCTTTCGGCCATTCTTTCGATCTGTCCTTTGAGTTCAATAATGGCTTGAGTAAGGTGTGTGATATCTTGATTGGTCATTGTTGTCTCTCCACTACTAAATAGTGCTATTGTGATACAATAGCATGGCTTGTAGTAATGATAGTTGAAGCAACAGACACAGCATTTTCCAAAGCACAGCGAGTCACTTTGACCGGATCAATAACCCCAGCGTCTAAGAGATTAACAATCTCTCCATTCATAAAGTTCATGCCGCATGACTTATCTTCTAGGTTCATAATTTTATCGACAACAATATCCGGAGACATACCGGCATTAATAGCCATCTGCCTAATAGGTTCCTGTATTGCTTCCAATATAATGCTAACTCCGGCTGCTTGATCTTCGTTGTCTGTCTCGATCTCAATGTCTTCAACAGCACGTATCAGAGCAACCCCTCCGCCGGGAACGATTCCTTCTTCTTGAGCAGAGCGCACAGCCTCTAAGGCATCATCAATGCGATGCTTCTTCTCAATCATTTCAACTTCTGTAGCAGCACCAACCCTAATAATAGCAACCCCGGAAGCAAGTCTAGTAATTCTTTCTTGCAAGCGTTCACAGGCTTTAAGACTGTCTTCTTCTTGAATAAGCGCTTTGATCGCTTCAATCCTTGTTTCAATTTCTTCTTCATTTCCTTTTCCTCCAACGATAGTTGTTCCAAGTTTAGATACGGTAATTGATTTGGCTTGACCAAAGTGTGTTAAGTTTGCATCTTTAACTTGTAGCCCGTTCTCTCTTGTAACGAATGTCGCTCCAACAGAAGCACAGAGATCTTTAAGAATATTTCTTCTCTCTTCTCCGTATCTTGGAGCCTTCACTGCTGCAATCTTCATGGTGCCCCGAACAGCGTTCGCAATGACAGCAGCCAATGCTTGACCTTCCATCTCACCTGCGACAATTATAAGAGGTCTGTTCTCTCTCGCAGCATACTCTAAGGTAGGCAAAATTTGCTCTATTACTTCAATTTTCTCATCTGTAATCATTAAGAGGGGTGAGTCATAGTGTACGGTTCCATTCCTCTCATTATTGATGAATGTGGGCGAAATGTAGCCACTATCGAAGCGGAAACCTTCAATCAAATCTAATGATGTTTCGACTGATCTGGCTTCTTCAACAAGAACTGATCCATCTTTACCTGCGGAGTCAACCGCTTTAGATATAAGAGTTCCAATCGCCTTGTCGTTGTTTGCAGAGATTGTTGCAATGTGAAGAATGTCTTCCTCTGATTGGATAGGTCTCGCTGCTTGTTGTAGTGTCCATGAGATACGCCCACATGCCTTGTCCATGCCTCTCTTCAGTTCAATTGGTGACATACCAGCAGCAAGATACTTCTGCGCTCTGTTGAGGATGCCACGAGCCAATACGGTGGCTGTTGTGGTTCCATCTCCGGCAGTTGTTGCGGATTGTTCTGCTGCTTGTTTGAGGATTTGGACTCCAACGTTCTCAAAGGGATCTTCGAGTTCGACAAATTTAGCAACCGTTACTCCGTCTTTGGTTATAACGGGAACATTTTGGGTTTTGTCGTAGAGAATAACATTTCGGCCTTTTGGTCCAAGAGTTGCGCCCACATTATCTGCTAGCGTGTTCATCCCTTTGAGAATCTTCTCATTGAGAGCGTTCCCTTTCTTGTAGTATTTTGTCATCAATCCTCCATTATTTATTGATATGTTCTAATATAACCTGTTCTATTAATTTGTCAAGGTCTTTTATTGATTTTGTTTTGGATTCTTTTATTTTTCCTTTTGACTTTATGTCTGCGGTTTTTGTTTTTAAAGCTTTATCGCGGCCTCGACCTGTTGTTGTAACAGATAATTCGGCTGCTAAATCAACAAACCTATCATCGGCTGTGGACAGAGAGGTCAGTGCGGCATTTCCGATATCCTTATCACCGGTTGAGGCATACCGTTGAGCCTTTTGGTTAGCATTGTACATCTCCTTAAACATTTCTTGGAAATAGTTATATGCGTTTTTTAAATTTTTATTAGCCATGCCTGTTACGCTATTCAAAGCGTCTTTGAGAGATCCACCACGAGCCGCCGCCACATAAATCGGAATGTGATTCGCCTCGGTAAGCTTTCTAGAAATTTCGATATGTGTCTCGCTTCCGCCCATTTCGTAGACTTCGCTATCTCCATATGCGCGATACTCAAAATCTCCCGGAACTCTGT